ACCCCAGACGCCGTACTCCTCCGTCCTGCCCCACTCCTGGCACTCCGTCTGGATGGGGCACCCGGCGCATAGCTTTTTGGCCCGCGCAACCAAACCCGGCTTGGTGGCGAAGAACAGGTCCGGATAGACGTTGCAATCGATTGCGCTCACTAGCGGTTTCCCTCCGAATCCGGAAAGTCGAGCCCTCCCACCAGGTCGTTTATAAGCCCCCTCGCAACCCCGTTCACCACCCGGCCAACCAACCCCCGCACCTGGGCAGGATTTGTGCGTGCAACGGACACCCCCACAACAAAGCACAGCTCTACGGGGTCAACGCCAAACATCAGCATCTTCCCCACCGCATTCAGAACGCAGGCGGCGTCCGGGTCGGCGTGACCCGCCAGCAGGCGCTTCTCCGCGTCCGACAAGCTCAACCCCTCCACGATCTGCTCCAGCACAGCCCACTGCTCGTCGGAAAACTCTCGCCCATGGCTCTCACTCACGGTTTGCGCTCCCTTGGTAGAAAGATCTTTTGGGGAAGTAGGAAGTAGGGCGCCGGGGGCTCGAACCCCGGACGGCGGCCAGACCCACTCGCCCTGATAGTTCCGCTAGCGCGTAGCCGCGCGGCTTATGATCCGCTTAATTGTGACAATGCTCCACAGCCCGCCGGTCAGGATGATCAACACAATCTCCTTGAGCCAGTTGATCGGCGGCACCGATACCACCCGCTGCACCTTTGCCAATGTTTCACCCCCTCGGTATCACCGGCGGGCAGCGTACGGCAGCGGTCCGTAGAGTGGGGTCAGCTACGCGACACCAGGAGTATCTGTGACATGTGCCAGATGAGGGTCAGCAGGTCGTCTGGCGTGAGATGCACCTCGCCCCCGCTCTCCCCTGAGCCTTCGGCAGTGACGCCCAGTACATACACGCCCGCCCCCGCCGGAGCTAGGTAGACATAGCCGTCCCCGACCGTTTGCAGCTCCAGCTCCAGGCCCGCCATCACTCCACCCCACTTTGGGAGGGTGCGATACGAATTTCGTCCAAGGGGGCCGCCTTGCTGGTGACGCGGATGTCCCCACCGCGGATCATCGCACCCCGCGTGGTGAAGGTGACGGTGACGAGCTTTCTGCCAACCCGAGTGATGACACCCCTGCGATACGCGCCCATGCTGTGGACGTAGGCGACCTGACCCACGGCTACATCCTTTACGCTGCCGGGGGACTTCCCGACGTTGGGCGGGCTGGAGCTCACCAGTCGCTCCAGGTCGACGGCTACCCCTGTGCTGATCGGGTAGTTCCGGATCTCCGCTCGCGTCAGATACTCAGCCATAGCTACTCCTCTACTCATTGCTTGCGTGGGCGACGGAGGCTTGCACTCCGGCGGGGGCCTTTCGCCCCCACTACGACACTCTCGGGATACTGAGCATCCCCAGGGCCACATTAAGTGCCGCCCGAAGCCTCCCTATTTCCCTATCGTTTGAATCCCCCTCTGCCGCCTTGTCGGCGCTTTCAGCCAAGCCCGCCAACATGGCTGCATCCTCGGCGCTGTAGCGAACTATCCGATCCGTCGCTACTGGTGGTGGATCGTCTCGATCGCCTCCATAAGGGAACATCAATTCCACGCCCAACGCGACGCCCCAGGACAGCTCGGAAATTTCGACGTACTGCCCTACCGCCAGAGCTGGCTCAACCCCCTGCATACTGCGAACGAGTTCCGCCGCATCCTCGTGGGAGTCGGCCCGCACTCGCGCTACAAAGGTGGCAAGTCCATCGATCACATATTCAGCCACAAACCCTCCTCCAATCATTGCCAACGTGGACGCCGGAGGCTTGCACTCCGGTGTGGGCTTGGATACCGCTCGCCCGTCCGCTCACTAGCGGTTTCGCATCGAAGCGATGCGCTTCCGGCCAGGGCGGCCCGACCCCCGGGCTTCGTGCCCTCCATGCGCGCGGCTCGCATACCGGCAATTGACGCGCTCACCGTGGTGCCATCCACGACAATCGACGCTCTTCAACTGGCGATACTGGTCGCCACCGCGAGCCGCTAGATCGCTTTCGAGATCGTCGATCTGGGTTTGGTGCAGTCGTTCATAGTGCACTTGGTCCGGCAAGTGCTCTGTCGCGAGCGGGTGGCTCGGAAATGCGCTGAACCACAGGCGAAAGTACAGCCCAGCAGCAGCGCTGTTCAACGGCACGCGTTGAGACACCTCACCAACCATCAGGCACATCTCGGCCGCCGTAGCCGGCCGGGTGTCACCGCCCACGGCGACGCGCTCCAGCAACTCGGCCATATGGGAGCGGACCACAAATTCGGTACCCATACCGATCCCGAGTTCGTCGCGAGGCTTGATGAGCGAGAAAGCGTGGAATAGCGCATCGCGTTGGCCAGGATGACGTCGAATCGCGCTCGCGATTTCGTCCTCAGCCCACCCCATGCACTCGAATACCCCTCCTAGCTCTGCCATGGTGCTATTGACCAACTCGTTCAGGGTTTGTCCCTGACTGCGAGCCTGCATCGGGTTCGCCATCCGGATCCTCCTTGGCAAGTAGTGCCCCGGCTCTCTCGTCTGCCTACGTGGACGCCGGAGGCTTGCACTCCGGTGCGGGCTTGGTTACCACTCGCCCGTCCGCTCACTAGCGGTTTCCCGCCTAAAGCTCCGCGATACGCTTGTTGATCTCCGCGATCTTCTCTTCTGCCTGGGCCATCTCCTTGTGAGCAAGGCGGGTCTTGTGTTCCTGCGAGGACCGCTGTGCCTCTAACCCCAAGCGCGCGCTGATGCGCTGCCAGTCAGGGCAGAATGCCTCGAATAGGGTTAACACCTCGATTTCGATCTCACACAGCCGCTCCCGCGCCTTACTGTCAAAGCCGACCGGCAGAAGGTTTCCATTGACATAGCCACCCCTGTACGGGTGGCTTTCGTGCCGCCAGACAACCTCGCTCCCCAGGCGGTCGTTCCAACGCTGCCCTTCTGGCACCTGCTGAACCAGGGTGTGGAGGCGATAGTCACGGCCGCGGATTTTGACGAATCCGTACGGTTCTCGTGCGCTGGGCTCATGGTCCGTGTGCAGCTCGACCCGTGGCCAGAGTTCAGTAACCCGATCTCCCCAGAGCCCCAGGGAGTGAGTTCGCTCCTCGGCGGCCCGGATCGTAACGTGCACCCTTCCTTCCCGCACCTCGTAGGCGGACGTGTAGTCAGTCTTGGCTTCCATGCTGCCCTTTCTCATGCTGATTCAGTCAAGGTCTTGGCCGCGTCGATTTGCTCAGGCACCCTTAGGGGTGTTTCGGCTTCAGCGGGCGTAGTGGGCTCGGTAGTGAGCCTCGGCCGCGTCGTACGCCGCGCCCCAGGTGCGTCCGGCATCTTGCGCGTGCTGAGCAACGCGGAAATACCGAGTTGTTTCGTGGGACATCAGCCCGCGCAGTGCGCCTTCCCCGAGGGCGTCAATGGTGTTCGAGAGTCCTCGGTGACGATTCTCATCAACCATTCCCAGCACCACCCCGATCAGGCACCCGGTCTTTGTGCGGGGGTCGTCTGGGTTGCCTCCAGCCTCGTGTACAGAAATCGGTTCGTACTTGCAGGGGCCATTTCCGCCCGGGTTGTACACGAAATCCCAGCCCTGCGTTTCTACTGCCTTGGCCAGCAGTTCACGCGCCTGTTCGATTTCAATCACTTTCGACCTCCCTATCGGCAGCCATCATCAGGAGCGGAATGCCAGCCCGCCCGACCCCCTCGCGAGGGTTTCGGCGTGGTTAGTCGTTGATCGAAAGCACGATCGCGGCCCCTAGGTGCGCGTCGTCATCCCAAGCCTGTTCGGCGTCGTAGTACCTGCCGAGGCTGTCGAGCAGGTGCACCGAGTCGGACGAGTCCTTCTCACAGGCCACGGCCAGGCTGCCACCGTGCTCACCGCGAAGCCCCTTCAGCCGCTCAATCAGATCGTCCAGCGTGTAGACGGTGCTGGTGTAGCCGAACTTCGGGTGCTTGACCTCTCTTGGCATCACTCTCTCCTCGCGATGGCAGCCGTCATCAGGAGGGGCATGCCAGTCCCCTCGTTTCCTTTCGGGTGCGTCAGAAGTTCTCCCGGCGGATTCCGAGCCTCGGGCCGAGCCGAAGTCGAATAGCGGGCTCGTTTCCCACGCGCCAGCCAATGCGGCCAACCCGCTCGGCCGGATAGACGTCGAGATAGCATTCGAACGTCACGCAAGGCATGTCGAAGGACTCCGTTACGGTGGGGATAGCGATCCCGTCGTCGCCGAGCGCGACCTTCTGCGGCGTATACCGCCAATCCCTGCCCATTTCAAAGCGTTCCCTCAGGGAATAGCCGGCGGCAGTTATGGTTGGCCATGACTCCAGGCTGTCGGGGAAGTCACCATGGCTGTAGCCAGGCCCGCCCCACCACATCCCGAACACTCGTCGTGCACCTAGACGCGTCACTACGATCCCCTCTCATGTGCGCCTACGTGGGTGCCGGAGGCTTGCACTCCGGTGCGCGGCGTGGCTACCGCTCACCCCGGCAACCACCTACACCTGTCAGCAGAATGCGGATGGCGCCAAACTTTGACACTCTCACTAGCGGTTTCAGTCAAACTCATCCGAGGAACACGCAAACATGTCAAGGGTGTCAACCATTTGCGCCAGGATCGAGATCCTGTCCTCGTCCAAGGCCGGGCAGTGCACGCCGTACTCCGGACAAGGCGCACCCCATAGCCCCCGGTCATGCGCACCCGCGTGTTCGACCTCATGCGCCAGAAAGGAGCACACGCTCCGCAGAATGTCGTTAGCGCTCGCTCGCCAGCCCATCGGCGCGAAGATGTCCGCGCCTCGGACCACGTGCGCGCCATCCGTAACCGTGTACCGCACAGGACTTCCGGGCCAGGCCAGAGCCTGACCGGCAGCCCATGATCCCGTAAAGGTCAATGCGGCCAGGATGTCCGGGCCACCTTGTATTGCGGCGGCAAGTGTGTGGTTGGTGGTGATCTCCATATCACTCCTCCCGGCTTTCAATCTGCCGAGTGGTCACGCCGGGAATCGAACCCGTGGGGATCGGCGGCACCCCGATGTCGGCTAGTGCCGCCTCACCCACCCCACACCCCGCCTAGCGGCGGGGGCGTCGTGACCCCGAGCCGCGCACTGCCCAACACAAGCTAGGCAGTGCGCGACTCCGTTTGTAGATGCGACCGGGCCTCGCGCTCACTGCCTCCCGGTCCCGGTCGTACCCGGGAGGCTGAACCCGGCGGTTAGACAAGGGCTTCCGAGACCACAAGCCGCCTAGGCGTCGCACCTGATCCGAGAGGACTTACCGCCCCGTTGCTCACACTAGCGGAATGCCGCTATAGCGTGTGGCGCTGGATTGTGCCCGACCTAGCGGGTGCGCCGTTTACCCGTCCGACTGCCTAGGCAGGGAGCGCTGATCCGCCGGCATTCCAGCGGTCCCGCTTTCCCCGCGCGCTTGCTCACGGGTCTATCTGATCTCCGGTACTCCTGCTGTGCAGGTCCCCCCGTGCGGGGGAAGGGCTAGCGCCGGAGCGCGTCCCTTCTGTGTTGCCGACTCACACTAACGGTTTGGCTCGCTTTTCGTCAACCCGTTCGGACGGTAAGGATGTGACCCCCGCTTCGTGCCATCTTTTCCCATAGGCACCCCGGCTTAACTTGCAGCCAACCGCTCTTGTTTTGTCAGCTAGGCCGGCTCTTTCTGATCCGGCCATCCCGCCGGCCGTTGTCGCTATCCGGCGGAACGGGAACGACATTACGGGGGTGGCCCGGTCTAGCGGTTCCCCCATTCGCTCACACTAGCGGTACCCGTTTGGCTGATGCCTACCCACCACACGCACGCGCACGCGAGGCCGCACGACAACGGGCACGGCTCACACTCACGGTTAGGCCACTAGCGGGTCTGAGATGCCCTCTGGCCGGACTTTAGGCGTAAGCGGCATCTCGGGTAGTCAACCGTCGATCTGACGCGCTCTCCGTGGCTCTCACGGCGTTATGCCTGTTCAGGGTGGGGGTATGACCCGCTGCCGGGTCGTCAGGGGTCACCGGCAGGTATAGGAGCCGAGATCTTGCGCAGGTTATAAGCTCGATTAAGTCCGGGTGAATCCGGTATTATCGGACATTACTGTGCCGCTGGTCGAACACAGTAGTCCCAGCCCACCCCCGCGCCCCCTGGGTGCTGCGGGCGACATTTCGCTACCCTAGTTGATCTCTAGACGCAAGAAACGGCCTCCGGTCCCCGATCTATAAGTAGAAGGGTAAAGATCTTAGTAAACAGTAATGCTGGTTGCAGCTATCTTGCTAACCCCGGAAAGGGTGGGAAGCTAGAGAGTTGAAGATGTAGAGGTTCCAGCTCGAACCCGACATCGACGTTACTGTTAGCGGCTATCTCCCCATGGGGGTGGGATGGTTGGTTCAAAATACTAGCCCGGGTTCATGACTATCATGTAGATATTCGTTAACATGACCGGGCATTAGCAAATTGAGGTGACCTGTTGGCATGGAACGGGTCCGACAGGCGTAGCCGTTTACCGGTTAACTGGAGAGCCATCAAGGCAGAAGTCTATCGCTTAAAGGGTAGGCGTTGTCTGGTGATTGTCAAGCGACTCGACGGATCCTTTCGTAGATGTGGTAAGCCCGCGACAGATGTAGACCATATCCGGCGGGGAGATGACCACACTCTTAAGAACCTAAGACCGGCTTGCACAGAATGCCATAACCGGAAGAGCGGTCAAGAGGGCGCAGCAGCACGGTATAGGCATAGGGCTCGCGCAACACTTCCGCCCGAGCCGCACCCGGCCGAGCTGTGGCGCTTGCAGCAGGGCGAGAGCGCCCCCAGGGGCGCCCGCTCGGCGATGGATTGAGCGTCCTGCTCTCCGTTGCCCCGCCCCCGCAGTCCCCGCCCCTCTCCGGGTCGACTGCGGGGGCAACCACCTGCCTGGCCCACTTGGTCCAGGGCCGCTTACCAGCCGCAAGGAGCTCCAGATGAGCACTGAGACCCAGACCGCCACCCCGGCCGATGTCCGCGAGTGGGCGCGCTCAAGCGGGTGGCCCGTGGGCACGCGGGGGCGATTGTCCGCTGAGATCAAGGACGCCTATGCCGCTGCGACCGGTCGCCGGCTTGGCTGAGTACAAGAGCCGCTGGCGGTGGGCTTGGGCCATCTGGCTAGCGGTTGTGGCCGCGAGTTTCGCGGTCATGGAAGGGCTGGCCCTAGTCCGGCGCCGCCCGGGGGACACGCTCAGCGAGGCTACGCGGCACTGGATCAAGGCCAAGAAGGGTCGGGGTCTTAGTCGCGGTGAGTGGGGACTCATCGCCGCGCTGGGCGCCTTCCTGATTTGGTTTCTGCCGCATATCACACTGGAGATCTGGTGACGGCGCCCGACTCCGCGAGGAGGTGGGTCCATGGGAAGCCGCGGTCCCGTACCGAATCGGAGCGAGGATCTATCTCGTGACCGTGACGCTAATCGCGGTGGTCGTCCGGATATCACCAAGGGCAAGGCTCGCCCGGTGGTCTGGCCTCAGCCGGACGAGGGCTGGCATGACATCGCCCGCATGCTCTGGGACGCCTGCCAGCTTTCGGGCCAGGCGGACTTTTACCAGCAGAGCGACATAGCGCTCCTGTACTCACTCTGCGATGACCTCTCTCATTACAAGGACGGCCGCAAAAGGTCTGGCCAGATGCTGCAAACCATCATGAGCAGCTTTGAGCGACTGCTGGTAGCCGAGGGCGATAGGCGCCGCGTGCGCGTGGAGCTGGAGGTCGAGAGCGCCGAGGACGACGGCATTGCGCACTACATGGAGGACGACGGGCCGGGTCTTCGGCTCGTGAGCTGACAGACAGGCACTGCGCCCTGGGTGCGCTGTCCCGTCTGTCGGCGCGGGCCGGAGGACAGCCATGGTCAGATCCGCGATGACGCGTGAGGAGATCGACGCACTCCAACCCACATATCACGGCATGACGTGGCGCCACAATGGCCCGCTCTGTCACGCCGCTGGCCTCACCAAGTGCGGATTCGGTTGTGACGACTGGCTACTCCCTGAGCGCACGTTGGGTTGGGACGTGATTCGGTGGGTTGGGGAATACCTCCTGGACGAGGAGGGGCAGCGCTTCAGGCTGACGGCAGAGCAGCGCCGCTTCCTGCTCTGGTGGTTCGCGATAGATGACGCTGGACGCTTCGCCCATCGGACGGGCGTTCTCCAACGCCTAAAAGGGTGGGGCAAAGACCCCGTTGGCGCGATTCTGTGCCTAGTCGAGTTCGTGGGGCCGGCACGATTCGCGCGGTGGGCCACCGGGGAGGACGCCAAGCGCAACCCCCGGTTGCGCCCGGGGCGGGACGCAATCGGGCGGCAGATGCCTGCCGCATGGGTCCAGATTGCCGCCGTTAGCCGCGAGCAAACGAAGAACACCATGACGCTGCTGCCGGTGATGATGAGCAGGCGGCTAATCCAGGACTACGGCGTTAAGCCAGGTAATGAGCTGATTCGGGCCGACCGGGGTCGACGGAGAATTGAGGCGGTGACCTCAAACCCTCGCACACTCGAAGGCGGCCGAAGCACCTTTGTGCTGCTAAACGAGACGCATCACTGGATCAAGGGCAACAACGGTCACGCCATGTACGAGACCATTGATGGAAACACCACGAAAAAGGATTCACGGTATCTAGCCATCACGAATGCTTATTTGTCTGGTGAGGATTCTGTTGCCGAGCGGATGCGCCTAGCGTACGAGGATATCTGTGATGGCCTGGCGCCGGACGTTGGCCTCTACTACGACTCAGTAGAAGCGGACGCGCAGACACCGCTGACAATTGACGGCCTGGAGGTCACGCTCCCGAAGATCCGTGGTGATGCGGTCTGGCTACGGGTCGATACGATCATCAAGTCGATTCAAAACAAGACGCTGTCGCCCAGTCGGTCGCGGCGAATGTGGCTGAACCAAATCGATGCCGTCGAAGACGCCGTTTACAGGATCGAGGACCTGAAGGCTATCGAGCGCGCTGACGCCGAGCTGAAGGTGGGGGACGAAGTTGTCCTTGGCTTCGATGGCGGTAAGACGGATGACTCGACCGCTCTCGTAGCCATTCGGCTTTCGGACGCGTGCGCCTTTTTGCTCGCTGTCTGGGAGCGGCCCGCGCGGTGGCCCGAAGACGAGCCCTGGATGGTCCCCCACGAGCGCGTTGACTCGGAGGTGCACGACACATTCCGCCTCTACAAGGTCAAGGCATTCTACGCTGATGTCAGCTACTGGGAGAGCTACATCTCCCTGTGGAATAAAGCTTATGGGCAAGGGCTGACTCGAAAAGCCAGTCCGGATAGTCCGATCGGCTGGGACATGCGGTCCCAGAAGCGCGCCACGTTGGCGCACGAGCGGCTAATGGACGCTATCGCGAGGCAGAACATCCATTTCGACGGCGATGCGACGTTGCGCCGGCATGCCGGCAATGCGCGACGGCGAACGAACAGCCATGGCGTGAGCTTCGGCAAGGAGGGCGCGAAGTCGCAGCGCAAAGTTGACGCTTATGCGGCCTGGCTGCTGGCCCATGAGGCGATGTGCGATCTCCGCAACATGACCACCAAGCAGGAAGAACGCTCGCGCTCTACCGAAATGTGGGCCTACTAGCCGAAACCGCCAGTGAGCGCCAAGGGGGGCAATATGACAACCGCGCCGAGGGCTCTGGCGGCCGAACTGCTGGCAATTCTGGAACGCGACCTGCCGACACTGCGGCGGGTCGACGACTACCTGAATGGACGGCATGACGACCCGTACATGCCGGCTAGGGCCGATGCCGAATATCGGCTCTTGGCAAGGCGGGCCATCACCAATATGAGCCTTATTCTGGTGGGGACGCCAGCCCAGGCCCTCTATGTGGACAACTACCGGCGCGGCGGGACGGATCGGGTCGCGGATGACACGGTGTTGCCCGAGTGGCTGCACTGGCAGGAGAGTCGGCTGGACGCGCGTCAGACCGCCGTCCACCGCGCCGCCCTGGCGTACGGCCACTCCTTCGTGCTGACTGAACGGCAGGCAGGTCGGGTGCGTAGCAAGGGTCTTAGCCCCTTGCGCACGGTTGCGGTATACGACGACCCGGCTAACGACGACGCGCCGGTTGCAGCCATCACGGTCACGCAGTGGCCGAAGCCTGGTGACAAGGGGTCGCGCGGTAGTGCGCGAATGTGGGACGGCAGGCGTGAGTACACTATCACGTTCCGTTCGCTAACCGACGCAACGAGTGTTGGTATCACCGGCAAGCGCGTGCACGGATCCAGCGAGTGCCCCGTCACGCGTTTTGCATCGTGCGTGGACCTGGAGGGCCGAACCCTCGGCGTCATCGAGCCAATGATTGCGCTTCAGAATCGCATCAACCAGACCGTGTTTGACTTACTGGTGGCCCAAACCTATGGGTCGTTCACTGTGCGCACGGCCACGGGCATGGCACCCCCACTCAAGACGCGCCCGGTGCATCAGCGGGGCCAGGAGCCCTACACGTACCCGGACGAGCCGGCAGTGGCCGGCGTGGACTCCCTCGGTCGGGCGGTTGATCGTGACGGGTGGGTGCTGGATGACAACGGGCAGCGCGTCATCCTGGATACCGCGCCGGTAGTGGACCCAGTCACGGGCCAACACGTTTATGAGCAGGTGGACATTTCTGCCCGGCGCTTCCTGTTCGCTAAGGATCCCCAGTCAAAGTGGGGCAGCCTTGACGCTACACCGCTCGGCGGGTTCATCGACTCACTCGACATGTCTTTCCGGCAGTTTTCCGCACTCGCTCAGGTCCCGCCGCATCACCTGCTGGGCCAGATTGCAAATCTGAGCGCTGAGGCGCTTCAGGCCGCTGAAACTGCTCTCGCCCGCAAGGTTGAGGAGTTTCGGAAGTTGTTTGGCGAGAGTTGGGAGCGGGTTTTCCGACTGGCCGCCGAACTGTCTGGCGATCTATCGCTTGCGCAGAACTACCTGGGCGAGGTCATTTGGCGCGACATGGAAATGAAGTCCCTCGGTGCTGTTGCGGATGGGCTCGGCAAGATGGCCGAACAGCTTGGAATTCCGCGCCGGGGCCTTTGGCCCCGCGTGCCCAACGTCACCCGGCAGGAGCTGGAGGATTGGGCGCGAATCCTCAAAGAGGACAGCCCGGAGGACCGCATGGCCGATGCCCTAATCCGGGCGACGCCAGGTGGCGATGCGCCTGCACCCGGAGAGGAGTAGCGCGTGACAACAGTCCATATCACCCTGAGCGAAACCAACCCCACGGCCGAATACGTCGCACTCCAGCGTTACTCAGGCGCGATGCTGTTCGGCACACGTCTCCGCGTATACCTGGACGGAGCCGCCGAGGCGACCGTGGATCTGGAGTCGACGGTCGGCCGGGCATGGCGCTGGCGGGCGCAGGAGATCGGGTACCACGACATGGTTACCCGCACCGTCGCGGTACCGGAGTCCGAGACTCCGGTTGAATACGCCGACCTGGTCGACGTGGACCCCGAGACCATGCAGCCCGACGACGAGCCTGAGGCGGCCTGGTGGCAGGCGCTCTCGGAGACCGCTGCCGGGGTTGTGCCGGATGGGTCGGTCGGCCTCGTCAAACTTGCGCCCGATGTCCTGGCGGCGTTGGACGAGGTTGGGCAGCCCGGCCCGCAGGGCGACCAGGGCTTGAGTGCCTATGAGGTCGCGGTGGCTGGCGGCTACTCGGGTACCGAGGCTGACTGGCTCTTGGGGCTGGTGGGGCCAGCGGGACTGCCGGGCGCTACGGGCGACCCCGGCCCGGGTGTCACGGCCGGCGGCACGGTGGGCCAGGTGCTAGCCAAGGGCAGCGCGACCGACCATGACACTGAGTGGATCGATCCCGTACCGAGCGCACACGCATCGTCACACGCCCCAGGTGGGGCGGATGATCTGTCCGCCACCTATTCGGCGGTCGACACGGTGCACGACTCTGCCCCGCCAAGGGACTACCTGAGGCGCATCCGACTCGACTATCCGATCAGTGTGGGCAACCCCGATATTGAGCGGATCTATGTCGGGACTGGCGCCGGCGAGTTGTCGGCATGGCGCAACGAGTGGGGCGGGCTAAGGGGCACGCCCCATGTGGCATACAAGGCCGATGCGCTGGTACGCGGCATCCCGAGAACGGATCTTGGTGCGTCCGCTGATGGCGGGTGGCTGGAGTTGGAGGACGCTAGTCGCACCACTCAGCTCTACAAGCGGGACTGGTGGGGTCGGCTGTGGCGGTCCGATGGGGCGGCTGCCGCGATTCAGATGGCCGATGTCCTGGTGCTTGGTCCAGGAGACCCTGTGCCGTCTGGCACTCCGGCGGGCACCGTCATCGTGAGGACCGAGGCGTGACCTGGAGTGCGCCGGAGGTCCTAGACGCGCTTGGGCCCAGCAGTACCAGCCCCCGAGCTTTCGGGGCGAGCGGGGCGGTGGGCAACCACTACGTCCTGGTGCTCGCGCGCTATTCGGCGTCCGACCCGTACACCACTGTGACGGACGATGGCGGCAATACATGGACGCGGCGAGACTTCGCGCCAAAGTCGGGCAGCGCGGGCCGACGCATCGAACTATGGACATGCAGCCCGACCGCCCCTTTCACCGGGGTTTCGGCGGCCTTCACCGGCTCGGGGAGCGCTCTCGGGGCGCTGGTGCGTGTGCCGGGCGCAAGCGGTGTGGTCGATGTCGTCCTAGCCGATCACCGCTCAAGCAGTGCAACACCCGCCTCGGTCGACATCACGCCGACTGAGGCGGACACCCTGGTCCTCGCTGCGGTGCAGGCAAACCCAAACCTGGCATCCACCATTACGCCGGGGTCCGGGTGGATCAGCCTCGTCACCGACGTAAACGGCCCATCGCTGGTCTTTCAGATCGGCCCTCCGGCGGGCGTCCCGATTGGCGTCGATTGGAACTTTGGTTCTGCCGCCGGCTCGGGGCACGTCATCATCGCCCTCCAGCAGGGCGCGGCGCCGCCCACCGGCCCGGCCTGCACGGTCTGGGTCGGTGGTGCCGAGGCAACCGCGTCGGTCGAGGGCGTTTGGGACGGCCAGCAGGTCGTATCAATCACCTCCCTGGAGGTGACCTGACCCGGAGGTGGTTGTGGCCCTCACACAGGCACAGCGGACGGCCGAGGCTGATGCGATAACCACTGCTTTCGTTTTAGCCTTAAATCAGATCGGTGCGGGTGCCATCCGGAATGCGCTGGCCACATGGCATGGCGAGGTCCCGGCGTCAGGGGCGCCGGGAGCGCAGGCCCGCTGGTTGGGGCGGGCCGCCAGGCAGGTAATGCAGCAGCGAGCGCAAGCCGCGGCACTTGCTATCGCCTACTACCGGCTCGTGCGGGCGCTGCGGACTGGCGAGACTGTCGGCCCTGAGGGCGGTACCACGACCCTCGCCCAGCTCCGCGCGGACATCAACGCCCTGACCCTGGGTATCCCGCACTCTGCACGGCAGCGCGCCGGCCTGACGGCGGCTGTCGCTGGTGGTGGCACCCCCAGTGCGGGCGAGCGCCCTAGCCGTCGCGTCAGGCGGCGATGGACTGATGTGCAGTGGGATCCCGAGGTGCGGGGCGGCGCTACCACGGTCAGGGTTGTCCGGCTCCCCGGTTGGCGTGCAGCCGATGCGCGCCTGGAGCGTGCCGCTGAGGCCGAGATCCGGGCAGCTCTCGCCAACCTTGGCCTCGGCACGATGCGGCGCAAGGTGCGCGACCTCCAGCCCGACATCCCAGCCAGTCAGGCGGACGAGGCGCGTCGGGAGGCTCACCGGTTGGCTGGCATCCGGCAGGCCGCGAGCAGCGAGCGCGTGGCGATGGGCGGTGCCCGCTCGAAGGTGTGGGACCTCGCCCAGCGGGATCGCCGGGTCCTGGGATACATCCGTGTCAGCCTCACCGGGACGCCGTGCGACTGGTGCGCGATGTTGATCAGTCGCGGCCCGGTCTATAGATCGGCCGAGAAGCGCCGGTTCGACGAGGGCGACCTTTATCACGACAACTGCAAGTGCTCTGTGGAGCCGGTGTTCTCCCGTGAGCAGTACGAAAGCGATCTGTACGCACTTAACCGCGAGTACGCCGAGCTGTGGCCGAGGGTCACGCGTGGACTCCGCGGCGAGGCGGCCCGCCAGGCGTGGCGCCGCTACCACTACACCATCCGCAAGGCGGCCCGGGAGGCTGCCCAGAGCGCCCAGGAGGCGTGACGCATGCCGGAAGACGGTCCCGACACGAATGGTGACACCACTCCCGAGGGCCAGGCGCTCCCGGTTACCTCAACTGACTCGCTGCCCGACTGGGCAAAGAAAGAGCTGGCTGACACTCGGGCCGAGGCGGCGAACTACCGCACCCGGTTGCGTGAGGCCGAGGCCAGCCTTAAAGAGGCCAAGACTCCCGAGGAAGTTGAGGCGGCTGTCAAGGAGCTGCGTGAGGGAAACGCCAAGCTGGAGCGCGATCTTGCGCTGGCTAACGCGTCGCGCGGCCTGACCGACGACCAGGCCGCGATCCTCGCGGCGATGACCTGGGAGACCCCGGGCGACCTCACCGGGCATGTCGAGGCAATCCGCAAGCTGACCCCGCCGGATGACCGGGGCGACACCCTCCCCCTCTCCGGCACGCTGCGCGGCGGTTTAACCCCGGGCGACGAGCCCGGCGACGACTTCGACCCGGCTGAGGTCGCCCGCAAGATGCGCCAGGGCCTGCTCTAAGCGGCCCCTTTCTTATCTCAAACCGCTAGTGCGAGTGCGCTAGTGCATCGAAAGGGAAGTTATGGCACTGAACGCCATCGTGAAGCCACAGAAGCTGGCCGCGCTCGCGGCCGAGGTCATCGAGCAGAGCCTGGTACTGCCTGGCCTCTTTCAGCGCAGCGGATTTGAACAGTTCCGAGGCGCCGAGAATGACACCGTCCACGTACGGGTACCCGGGATCCTGCCGGCGCACGAAATCGCGAACTTCCGCGCCGAGCGGACCAGCTCAATTCAGTTCGACGCCTTTACCGAGCGCAAAATCAGCTTGACTTTCTCGGGTAATACCTATTCGGCCACCAAGCTCCAGGACGAACAGCGGGACTGGGACTCCATTGAATGGGCACGGGTTATCCGCAGTCAGGCCGAGGCGGTCGCCAGGGCGCTGGAGGACAAGGCGGTCGCCCTGGTGACCGGCCAGTCCTATCTAGCCACTATTGGCGGCACGGGCGTGCCCCAGCGGACAATCCGGCAGAGCCTGATCAAGTTGCGTGCCGCGGCGAATCGCCTCCGCATGCCGACCGGCCAGCGGAACTTCGTGATCGGCTCTGCGGTCGAAGAGGCGATTCTTGCTGACGACCACCTGGTGCTCGCTGACGCAGTGGGTCAGGACATCGCGTCAGCGAGCGTGCGTGAGGCGACCATCGGGCGCCTATACGGGATGAATATCGTGGTCAGCCAGGAAATCCCGGCGGACCAGGGCTACCTGTTCGTGCCGAGCGCGTTCGTGATGTCGACCGCTGCGCCCTCTGTGCCACAGAGCGGCATTGGCGGCAGCGCTGCCGCACGATCCGTCGCCGCGCGATGGGTGCTCGACTATGACCCGACCGTTCTCGCTGAGAGGTCGGTGATTAACACCTACAACGGTGTGCGCTCCGTCAAGGATGTGGTGCTGAACGCTGGCCGCTCGGACGTGATCCGAGAGGGCGATACGGTGGGCGAGTTTTTGGTCCGGGCCATCGCCTATGACCTGGACGCCACTGCCGACGTGCTGCCGGATGCGGACAACAACGCTGACCCGTCTGGCGTGGGTGGTACGCCTGCGGCCGGCAGTCTGCTTGATCAGCTGGTTGCCGCAACCGGCGTGGGCACCCCCTTCACCCCGTAGCCGCCCCTGGAGGTCCAGTGTCTGAGCCATTTGCCCAGGTCGAGGACGTTCAAGGCAGGATCGATTTCACCATGTCGGCAGCCGAGGAGCGCGTGGCCGGCGCCGCACTGGATGACATGTCCGAGGAGGCTCGCTACCACGCTGGCCAGGCGTGGCCGGTCCCCGAGGAGGCACCCCGGATGGTGCGCCGGCTTGTGCTGGTGGCCGTAGCGCGGTACATGAAAAATCTAGATGGCTTGACCCAAAGTCGCGCTGGTGATGAAACGGTCGCGTTTACCGACCTTGGCGACAAGGCGGGAGCACCGTTTTTTTCGGACGCTGAAATTGAAACCTTGCGCCGCCTGGGCGGCGCCGCTCAGGGCGGGTTCGTGAGCGCCGAGGTAACTGCCTACCGCACAGACCTGCGACGCTACAAGCACCATCAATGCACGCTGGTCAACACGGACGGCGACCCGTTCCCACTCAACGAGGAGTGCTGGGGTTTTGGCTGCGACTGCTCTACTTGGCACCCTAGCGGGGGGTGCCGAAGCGGCTACGGGTACGGCTACTCCACCTGGCATCCCCGTAGGGGGTGCTGAGGCCGATGCCCTCCATGCAGCGTAGGCGTGGTCAGTCCGCCACTGTTTATCCGTACAGGGAGGTCACGGACCGCCGGGGCCACCGGGTGCGCGTGGTAGATGAGGACAACCCCGTCGTGGTGGTCGCGGCATTCATCCCTGATCGCAGTTCGCGCGCCGAGCTACCCGGGCAGCAACAAATCCACGTCGTCAAGATGATCGTGCGCGACGACGTGGCCGGTTGCGAGCTGTGGGCTCAGGTGGAGTGGCGCGGCTCACGGTGGGATGTCGTCACGCCTCCGGCCTATCACCATGGCACCCGGCACACGCGTCACGTGACGGTGTCGCTACGGCGCCGCCCGCTGACCCCGACGGAGGTGTGATGGCCCAGGTCTTTCGCCGCGTAGCCGGACGCAAGATTGAGGGGGCCATAGCCGATCTGGATGGTGTGCAGCTCTACCTCTCGGGAGAAACGTTCGCCATCTACGGCCGAGCCCAGGCCAACCTCCAGGCAGCCCGCGATGCGGGCGCCGTCTCGCCCGACCGGGGCGTAGGTGGTGGCGCTGAGGTGACCTGGGGGCAGGAGCGCGACCGCGAATACGGTCACCTGGATTGGTATGTGGGCCTTGATGACCGCAATTCCGATTTCGGCGCGTTGAGCATTGAGTTCGGCCGCGCCGACCATCTGATTGATGACAGTGGTCGCACTTTCGGTGGCCACGAGGGGCTGTATATCTTGACGCGCGCCGCGAACCTCGGCATCAAGCGGGGTCGGCGGGTCAAAACGCGGCTGCGTCGCATTCGGGTGCGCAAGGGTCGAGTGATGGGGGTGCCGAACGGTGGCGGGCCTTCCTCCTAGTGTCATCGCCGCGCAAGAATTTTCGCCGATTGAGGATCTACTGCTCGCTGCACTTGCGTACTACCTGCCGGATGTCAAGGCTGGCACGCTGATTATGATGGCTCAGACCTTTCCATTTATCCACCTGCGGAGACTGGATAGCTATGGCGTCTGGGCGGGCGACGAGCGTTTCATAGACGACGCTCACATGGCGATTTACGCCTATGCCGAGGACCCCGATGGGGACGAGGATGCTGGCCGCCTCGCCGAAGCGGTGCGCGCCTCGTTGATGCGCGCTCGGCGTGCCCGCTTCGGCGTGCCCGAGCTTGGCCACTTCGTGGGCCTCACGATGACCGCCTCGCCCCGACGCGTGCCCGACTGGGCAACCGCGACCGGCCCGGTCCAGTACGCGGATCTCCCGGCAGGCGTCTGGCGATACGAGACCCGATTTGACGTGACTGTTCGCCGGCCCCGGCAGCAGCCCTAAATCCAAACCCCTGGGAGCGATCATGCTCAACGATAACGCGACCCTTGTTGTGGGGGCCGGCAATTTCTTCCGCGCCCCAACGGGCACCATTGCACCATCTGACCTATTCAGCATTGACTCGATGTGGGAGAACGTCGGCCACACGAGCCTGGAAGATATCTTCGGCATAACCAGTGAGGGTGGCGAAGCTACGACGCTCGGAACCCTCCAGGCGCAAACGCTGCGCACGACGTACGCGCCGCGGACTGAGAGTTTCGCCTTCACCCTTCAGCAGTTCGACCGCGCCGGCCTCCGGCTCTACTATGGCTCTAACGCCCCGCTGCTCGCGGATGGCTCGCTCGGCGTGCCAATGTCCCCAGTGCCAACCGAATGTGCCTTTTTGGTTGTGTTCTACGACGGCACGAACGCCTTCGCGTTCTATGCGCCAAAGGCCGAAATTTTTCGTGCGGACGACCTTTCCGTATCGGATGCTGAGTCGCTGGCCGGGTTGCCGCTCAGCGTCAAGCCCTTGGTTTTCGGGTCCAACGCCTACGCGTACACGGTGACGCCGATCGGCGGTATTGAGGCCGAGGGCGCAAGCGCTGGCACTCCAGGTGCTTTCAGTCCAGATGGCGCGGACACCCCGTACAACCTGACCGCCCTCGCCGGCGTCACCGCCTCTCCCGCCACGGCCTGGACTACGGGCCAGTACGTCGATCTAGAGGACGGCACCACGGCCTACTGGGACTCCTCAGTTTGGGTCGCGGGCGTCGCCGCCTAAACAAACTTTCCGGCCTATGTCTCGAAACCGAAAGCAGGCTGCTCGTGAGTGATCAAAACGACCTGACCCTAGACGACATCCGCGCGGCAGTGGAACGCAAATACGCGGCCCTGCCGGTGAAGCTCGGAGACGGCACGAAAGTGATGCTGCTCAACCCACTGCGCCTGGACAAGGCGAAGCGGGCGCACCTGGAGCAGACGCAGAGGGCAATGAACGACCAAGGGGCGGATCAGGTCGACTGCTTGAAAGATATTATCCGCACCGTGGCGGAGCGGCGATCGGCGGCCGACAAGCTTTTGAGGGAGATTGGCGACGACACCGCCATGCTCGCGGAACTGTTTTCGGCCTACGGGGAGCGGTGCAGGCCGGGGGAAGCATCTGCCTAGCACGGCTCATTGATCAGTACGGGTCCGGACTCTACCCAGACCTACGGCGCTATTTCGGGATCGATATCGAAGCCGTAGTGGAGGGTCGCGGGCCGAGCCCGGAGCTCGTGCTGACTGCCGTGCGGGCACTTCCTGACACCAGCCTGACAGTCGCCCTCGCTGCGGGGGGGCGTGAGCATCACGGCTGGGGTGCGGATCGGCACATGATCGCCAACGTTTTCGATGCAATCAACCTTAACACGCGCGCATCAGGTAACTGGGGCAAGGGGAAACCACCGCGGCTCCCCGAGTACCCGCGCCCGAAAGCCAAAAAGCCCACCACGAAAGTCTCCCTACGGGATGTTTTTGGCCGGCTGACCGGCGGGGGTAAATAATGACCGACCAGATCATCGGGCGCATCTTTGTCAAGGTCACTCCGGATACCAGCGCATTCCGTGCTGAGGCGAAAGCGCAGCTCGAACGCGAGGAGCGGCGCCTACCTGAGCTGACCACCAGGCTCGCCGTAGAGCTGGACGACGGCGAGGCTGCGGAGACCGCAGCCGAGGCCAGAGCCGTCCGCGACAGCGCTCAGCAAGCCATGCGGGATCTGACCCTGCGCGTCAATCTGGATGACCTGAGTAGCGTTCGGTCCGCCTTGGCCAGGGTAAACGCCGAGTTGGTCAACCTGGATGCGATAGAACTCCCAGTGGAGCTTGACCGCGACTCGCTAGAGTCGATGCGAGACCTCCTGGAGCAGCGCGTCAAGGACATCGGTATCGACATTAAGGTCAATCTCGATGACGAGGCCAGTATTGAGCGGGCTATTAAAAAGGTTGAGGCACAGCTAAGCGCGCTAAATGAGATCAACCTTAATGTAGACCTCAATGATGCCAGCCTGTCTGCGGCTAAAGCAGAGCTGGAGGCCCGACTCGACCAAGTGCGTGTCGAGACCGATATAGACAACGCGGCATCCGCCCGGGTGTCAGCGGCGTTGGCCATCCTGACTCGTACGCGCGATGCCGTTATCCGCCCTGTAATCGATCGAAGCGCCCTAGCCGCCGTCCGCTTTGTTGACGTGCTGAGCGGGTTCCGCGCGTTGCGTGAGAGCATCGCACAAGCGCGCACAGCATTCCTCGGACTTTTTACCAACCTTCCCCAAATAAGCACTATGGCGCTTGCCGTGACGGCCCTTTCTGGCGCACTTGTTTCGGCAGCGGGAAACGCCATTGGACTAGCTGGATCGCTAGCCCAGCTCCTTCCAATTGCCCTCGCCCTACCTGGCATCGCGATTGGCCTCGCGGCGATGGCCGTCGCATTTGCCGACTTTGGGAACCAACTCCCTGCCGTAGCCGAGCGCTTCGGGCAGCTCCAGGGCATCATTAGCGACGGATTTTGGGAAATCGCTCGTGGTCCAATCAATAACCTCTTGACAGCGGCGCTTCCCCTCCTGGAGGCGGGTCTGGGCAAGGTGTCCGGCTCTATTGGAGGCTTCTTCGCCGCTTTTGCAGGCTCGCTCGGCGCTGAGGGCGGATTTCTGTCGGAGCTGCCACAGATGTTCGATCGACTCAATGAGTCGATCAATATCTTCACTGGCTACACTCCGGCCCTGGCGGCCATCATGACGATTTTCGGGCAGATCGGCTCTTCGATCCTACCGCCGCTAGCTGACCTCATTGGCCGTACTGCGGATGAGTTCGCCGCTTTCCTCACCGCGCAAACGGCCGGCGATGGCCTGACATCCATTGTTGAATCGTCCATAGAGGCGCTGTCTGGGCTGATCGAGACGCTCAAGGGGGCGTTTCAGGTATTTACTGCTCTGTGGCGGGCTGCGGACGCAGCGGGAACCGCGACCCTGAGCAGTTTGGGCAGCGGGCTCCAGGAATTCGCTAAAACACTCGAAGGACCCGAAATCCAGGGTGCCCTAACCTCCCTTTTCTCGGCCGTCCAGGAAATGTTCGACAGCTTCGTAAATGAGGCGGGTCCGGCATTTAGTCAAGTCTTCATCGGTTTGGTCTCGGTCCTGCGCGATGTGCTACCCCTCGTCGGTTCCGCGTGGGGGCAAATGGCGGCGGTCCTGGGTGAAATCTTCTCCACTCCGGCGTTCCAGGAAGGATTGACTTCCTTTTTCGTAGGCGTAAATGCGGCAGTCACTGCCCTTCTGCCGGCGCTTACCCCTATTGCGGACCTGGTTGGGTCGCTCGGCCCAGTGTTGGGTCAGCTTGCCGCACAAATTGGCGAGGTGTTTGGCTCTCTCACGCCGACATTGGACGGGCTAGTTGCAGCCCTGTTGCCGGTCATTGAAATGCTCGGTGACGGCTTAGTGCAGGTAGTTAGGGCGATCAGCCCGGCGCTGTCAGAGATTGCTACGGTAGCATCCGCGACGCTTAGCGGACTTACGCCGCTACTCCAGCCGATTATTGACGCGCTCGTTCAGATTGTACAGGCTGTCTTGCCAGCGCTAATGCCCGTTATTAGCGCGCTCCAGCCGCTTCTTCTGTCGATCGCAGAGCTAGCTTTGCCAGTAATATCCACGCTACTGGCGGCGTTGGCACCCATTCTAGCCGATGCCGTAGCCGCGCTTCAGCCAGTGATTGATATCATCGTCGAGTTACTGGATCTGCTCGTGCCATTGCTAATCCCGGCACTCGATATGATGACACGAGCGCTAGCGCAGAACCTGGGCGTAGTTGTCGAGGGTGCCGCCCAAGCTATTGCCGGCCTAGTCGACGTAATACGCGGTGTGATCGATTTCCTGGTCGGTGTGTTTACTGGTGACTGGGAGCGGGCATGGAGTGGGGTGCAGTCGATCTTTTCCGGTATCATTGATGCGGTCATCGGCATCCTCAAAATCATCTTCGGGCCGTTTGGAACTATGGCCGGAATTTTCAGTGATGGACTGTCCCGCGTCTCGGACCTTTGGTCCTCGGTCTGGTCTTCAGTCGGCGCCGTAGCTGTCGCAGCCTGGAATGGAATCGTTAACCACATCCAGGATCGAATCAACTTTATGGTAGGGATCTTTCGGGGCATCTGGGGGGCCGTTAGCGGCGCCATCACATCACTGTGGAATGAAATCCGCAGGCAGTTTGAGCGCGGCATCCAAACCGCCGTCGATGCGGTCGATACTGGCGTGGACGATACTCTTTCCTTTTTCCGCAACCTACCTGATCAGATACGGTCCGCACTCGGCAACCTTGGCAAGCTGCTGGTTGACGCTGGAAAGGCGCTCCTGCGCGGGCTGATTGACGGTATCCAGTCGATGTTTGGTGAGGTCCGAGGCAACCTCAACAGCCTCACTGACCTCATGCCCGATTGGAAAGGTCCGCCCAGCACCGACCGCACCCTGCTCTACGGCGCGGGCCGACTTATCATCGACGGGTTTATTGAGGGATTGGAGTCCCGGTATGACATGGTGCGTCGCTCGCTGGGCGAGTTGACAAAGGATGTCGCCAGCACCGAATTCGGTGTACCTACAGCGAGCCTGGGTATAAACTCCGACGCCTACGGCTCAGATGTTGGCCGGGCCACGGATAGCAAAACGATCAACTACCATGCCGCGCCGGGCTCAAGCATGGACTCGGAAGAAGATCTGTTCGCCGCCCTTGGGCGGGCCCGTGCCTGGGGGTGGTAGTGGTGCACCTGCGGTTTCGTAGCGATACCGATGTGATGCGATTGGATGGCATTAGTAGGACGGGATACGGCGTGGAGGCCCTGAGGGGCGTGACCGGATTCGGCCTCCCGCCCGTCTCGACACAGTGGCGAGCAGGCGCTGGCGACGGGGCCGCGTATCGAGGGGAGCGCAAGCAACCCCGGGACATCGACATCCCGCTACACATTTTCGCGCCGGACCGGGAGGCGCTGGAGCGCGAAAAGACTCGTCTCTCCCTCGTGCTCATGCAGGGTGAGTTCGACCTGGACGTGGTTGAGGACGGCGGCGCCTACTGGACCACTCGCGTGGTCCGCGTGGGTGGCGGCGATATCGCCTATGGCGATGGCACCACGGGTGACCGCGAGCTGACGACGATTGTCACCCTGCGGGCAGGGTACCCCTACTTCACCTCTCACGAGGAGCGGTGCAAGGAGGTCACAAACGCGGGCGCCGGTCGTGGCCTACTTGGCGCTGGCTTCTCGCTGGTGGCTTTGAAGATTTCTGGCAGTCAGGCCATTGGTGACATGCTCCTGGTCAACGACGGCGATGCGGTGACGTGGCCAGTCTGGCGGATCGTCGGGCCGGGTCAAGACCTGGTCGTCTCGGATGGTTCGCGAGCCATGAAATGGCTCGGAGCTCTCAGTGCTGGCGAGGAGCTGATTATCAACACGCGAGCGTCCACTGTCCGCACTCTCGCGGGCACAAACCGATACTCCGAGCTTGCGCCCGCCCCGCGCTTTTGGCCTCTCCCGCCCGGTCAGACGTTGGCACGGGTGTCGATGGTCAACACGACCGGGGAGAGTGCAATTAGGGCGACGTGGCGGCCTAGGAAATGGTGGGTCATCTAGTGCGACGCGATGACATTATTGTCGAGGTTCGCAACCTGGACCTTAGTATCGTGGGTCAAATTCACCCTGACGACCTGGATGTGCAGGTTACCGACGTGCTCAGCGGCGTCGGCACGTGGCGCGTGCGGCTGCCCGCTGAGCACCCGATGTCGCCGCACCTGAGGACCCCCGGAGCCGGCATCGTGGTCACTGTGGCCGCCACGGGCGACGTGCTGTTTAGCGGTCCGGTAGTCAAGCCGGAGGCTGCGGCCACGGCAGACGACCCTGCTGGCACACTGTCGGTCGAGGGCGTCAGTGACGACATCCACATGACCGACAGGCTGGCGGCTCCTGATCCGACGTCTCCAGACCTGGACGTGCAGGCACTCGCGCATGATGTCCGGACTGGCGCGGCGGAGACGCTGATGTGCGCCTACGTCAGTGCCAACGCCGGGCCAAGCGCTCCCTCTACCCGCCGTGTGGACAGCCTCACGGTCAGCGCGAGCCTGGGGCGTGGGCCGGTCCTGACCAAGCGCGCACGCTTTCACGTGCTCGGCGCACTCCTCAACGAGATCGCGGGCGGAACCAGTCTGCACTGGCAGGTCAGGCAGGTCGGCTCTGGCCTGCGCTTTGGGGTGGAGGAGGGGCGCGACCTCACTGGGGACATCCGCCTGGACATCCACAACTCCACCCTGGCGGCCCATCGGGTCGCCATCGGACCACCCGGCGCCACCCGCGTCCTGGTCGCGGGACAGGGCGACCTGGTTGACCGCCAGCTCGTGGAGATGATCACCGAGGACGCGCAGGCCGGTGAGGCGCTGTGGGGTCGACGAATCGAGCGATTTGTGGACCAGCGCCAAACGGACGACCCGGCCGACCTGGAACGCGCAGGCAAAGAGGTGCTTGACGAAGAGGGCTTCGCCACAATTGCGGTCCAGATCGTACCCATGGAGGACTCCGAGGGCGATGATCCAGGCGCGATGCGGTTCTGGTGGGACTGGCGCATAAGCGATCGAATCACCGTGGTTGTCGAGGGCCAGGAAATGACAGCCATCGTCACCGGATATGTCCTGAGGATTGACGAGGCCGGCGCCCGCGTGGGCGCTGTGCTTGGCGACCCCGCCGGCCTCAGCCCCGATCTGGCGCTCGCGCGGCGCGTGGATGGCATTGCTCTGCGGGTAGACAACCTGGAGCGCGCTGGCGGGATCCTTGCCCCTCTTGCGGTGAGATTCCAGTCGATCGGCAGCCTTGCACCCGGCACCAGCGTGTTGGTGGTGACGCTCCCGGAGGGGCGCTCCATGGGCGCCGAAGACTACGTGGTCAATGGGGTCGTGACCGAGATGACCAATGGGAATTTCGGGACGGCGGTGATCCGCCTGGAGTCCGCGGTCGCTATCGATGCGACGACGTTCCGCATTCAGGTCACTAGCGATTGGAGCACTCCACTGCCCGCTCACCTCTCGTATGTGCTAACACCCGTCCAGGGCTAGGAGTGCGCCGTGACCATCACCAGCTTCCCTTTTGACGACCAGGACAGCACGGAGGCGCAGTACAGCCAGCTTTTTGCCGAGCTGCAAGATACCGGCATTCTGGATTCGATCGGCGGTAGTGGGTTTCGCGTAACCCCACACGCGTCGGCAATGTCACTGTTGGTCGCTCCCGGCGTGGCGTATGTACGTGGCCACGTCGTGGTGTCGACTGCACAAGAGGTGCTGCCCCTGACCCCGTCAGGGGCGCTGACTCGGTATGACAGCGCCATCCTACGCCTGGATCCTGCGGCGAATGCGATTGATCTTACCGTCAAAGAGGGTACTCCTGGTGGGACGGTACCCACATTGGAGCAGACGGACAGCGAGATATTTGAGGAGCCGCTGGCTACTGCTGAGGTTGCGCAGGGTGCGGGGGTCATTGCACCAAACCAGCTCACGGACCAGCGACGCTACAGCGGACAACGGACTGGGGCTTGGGAGACGGTAACGCGACCCGCCTCGCCTCGTAAATACAAGCTGGGTTTCAACGCGACCACGGGACAATGGGAGTTCTGGAGCGGTGCCGCGTGGAGTGCCCTCATTCCGAGCCAGGTGGCCGACTCTCTGCGCTGGGGCGGATATCGCCTCACCGTTTCTGAGACCACACCGTCCGGCAGCCCAGACGCTGACCGTATCTGGATCCAGCCGACAACCTAGGGGGGCGCATGGCCACTACCTGGGGATCCGCCGAGGGTCACCTCCAAGCAGGCATTAATTGCTGGACCTCATCGCCAAGCGCTAGCAGCACCTCTGTGACGGTTTACCTGCGGGCATATGTCAGGGTGACCGATGGTTGGCGGTTCGCCGATAATCAGAGCTATTCGATATCCGGCACTGGGGGCGGGTCGGGTAGCTACTACAACGGCTTGGATGGGACTGGCGCCACCAAGCTGGTTTTCAGTAAGAATTTTACTGCCAGTATCGGTTATGGCGGTGGCCCGACTTACTCCTGGACATGCAATATCTCCGGGATGTATAACGGCGGCACCCCTAGTCACTCCCGGTCCCTCACCCTGCCGGCTCGTCCACCGGGCGTGCCCAGCACGCCCGGCACGCCCGCCGTAAGCGGCGTGGGAGCGACGAGCGCGACCCTGTCGTGGGCTACCCCGTCGAGTAATGGCGCGTCCCTTGATCGCACCTCTGGGCAGGTGTCCCGGAACTCGACGTTTACCGACATCGTTGCGAGCTGGGACTCGGGCTGGGCGACCAGTCGAAGCGTTGCCGGGCTACCTAAGGGCACCACGTTGTATGCCAGGGTGCGAGCTCACAACTCGGTGGGCTGGAGTCCCTACTCCGGCACCCGGACCATCACGACCGGCACGACGGTGCCCAGCGCGCCGGGCACACCTGTCCTGGAAGACGCCACCGCGACCGGCGTAACAGTGCGCTGGGCAGCCCCCGCAGACGATGGCGGGATCACTCTCACGGAGTACACGGTGCAGCGGGCTACTGACGCCCTTTTCAGCGCGGACCCGCATGCCGCCGCGCTCGGGGCGACCACGCTCCAGGTGACCGGACTCGCACCGGGCACGGAGTATTGGTGGCGCGTCCGCGCGGCCAATGCAGTGGGCGACTCTGAGTGGAGTGAGACAGCAAGCGTCACCACCCCGGCCGTACCGCCGGGCGCCCCGCCGGAACCCGTGCTAACCAACGTGCTGGCCACCAGTATGACAGTGACCTACAGCGCTCCCGCCGATGACGGCGGCAGCGAGATTCAGAGCTATGAGATCCAGGCTACGGACGCCCTTTTCGGCGCCTCCGTCACCTCGCCGGACACCGAGCCTCCGTACGTCGTGGTGGGCCTGTCGCCCGCCACGACGTACTACGTCCGGGTGCGCGCGATCAACGCCCAGGGCGCTGGCTCCTGGTCTCCGTCCGCCTCGGTGACGACCCTGTCGGGTGTGCGCGTCGGCGATGGGGCGAGCTGGCGCGATGCCGTCGTCTGGGTCGGCAACGGTGCGTCGTGGGTGCTGGCATCCGTCAAGACGGGCAACGGATCGCAGTGGATGTGATCGGAGTGGACGTGATTGCAGCGGAACTGATCACGGCCGGGGGTGCTGTCCTCGTAGCGCTGATTGGTGCTGGCGTCGAGGTACTGCGCCGGCAGAGCAAGCGCCTCAGGGAGGTCGGTGAGCAGGTAGTTGAGCAGGTAGTCAACGACCACCCAACCAACCTGCGGGACGACTTGGACAAGGTCGTCGTCGGGCTTGAGTACGTGCGCAAGGACCTGGCTGTCGTCATCACGTCCCAGCGGCGACAGGATGAGGAGATCGCCGGCATCCGCGAGGAGCAGCGCATCCACCGCCTGGAGCACATCAGGCATTGAAACCGCTACTGGGAGCGGTAGCGATTGGAGAGAGATGAGTCCGACGTCTGACGCACTGAAGTGGCTATGGGAGGAGTTTCGGAAGGTAGAAGGTGCTGCCAGGTTTGGCGGCATTTACGCCAACAAGCGGGGTTACCACAACACCCGCGACGCCAACGTTGCTCGGTGGCCCGGCAACTACTCGTACGCCCAATTCAGCGTCGACCGTGAGGGGCCGCCCGGCCTGGCTTCCGCCATTGACCTGACGTTCGCCGACGCGCAGGCCGGGCGCTACGAGACGATCGACAAGTATTCCTCACGCCTTCTTGCCGCCGGTCACGCCGGCCGCGCCGCTGACCCGCGCACCATCTACATGCGGGAATTCTATGGCCAAGCGGACCACGACGTGCACGTCGAGGGCTGGGACTACGCGCGAGGGCAGGCAGTCACATCGGACTCGTCGCACCTGTGGCACATCCATATCTCCGTGCACCGCAAGTACGCGGACGATATGACCGCGATGCGCGCCATCCTGTCGATCCTCAAGGGCGAGACGGTCGAGCAGTGGCGAAAGGGGCAGGGCGGTACACCCTCCCCGCCCCCACTGCCTGATCAAGCGGCTGGCAGCCGGATGTTGCGCCTGACTGTTCCGTACGCTCGTGGCACCGACGTGGCCGCCGTGCAAGACGCGGTGGGCGCCACGCGTGATGGCGTGTTCGGCCCCAAGACGCGCTCGGCAGTGATCAAGTACCAGAGGGCGCGGGGCCTCACGCCCGATGGCATTGTCGGCCCCAAGACCTGGGCCACGCTACTGGGAAGCCTGCCGAGCCACCCCAACGGCAGCCGAGTGTTGAGGCTCCGTCGCCCCACGCACATGCGGGGCACGGACGTCGAGGCCGTCCAGCGCTTCATCGGCGCCAGGTGCGGCGCGGCTGACGGGATATTTGGTACCAAGACCGCTAGTGGGGTGCGCTGGTACCAGCGCATGCGGGGCCTAACGCCTGACGGCATCGTCGGCCCCAAGACCTGGGCGCCGATCGTTCGCACGATCGGCCGATAAGCGATTCCGTTAGTGAGAGTAGGGAGCCCGATGGAGCTGATGACTAGAGCGTTCTGGGTGTACGCCTGGGAGCGCGCCGTAAAAACCACCGCACAGACCGCCCTGTCCCTGATGTCGGTGGACTACGTAGGACTTTTGGAGGTCGACTGGGCCGCCGTTGGCTCGGCGGCCGGTCTGGCCGCGGTGCTATCGATCCTCACGTCGTTGACCGGATTTTCGGACTCCGCTCCGGACGCTCCGGAGCCGGCCGAGGCCGGCGATCCAGGCGACACTTCACGAGAGCTTCCGCTGACCTGATACCAGCCCCCTTCGAGATAGTGCCCCACGTGACCACTTGGTCCGCGTGGGGCCTTCTCGCATTTATGCCCAGTTCAGCGGGGGTTAGGGGGTCTGACGCTTCGCGGCCTCAACAGCAGCCTCAACGTCGGCCATGGTTGCGACCGGCTGCCTACGGCGACCTCCGCCCTTACCCGTGGGCGGCGCCTTGGGCGCGGGGTTACCACGAGAGATGCCCCGCAGCTCCGAACCGTGCGTGTCACATCGGTCAGTTTCTCCCTGCTTGCCGTCTTCGGACGAGACGGTGTATGTGGTTGCCGGGAGAGTGCGGTCACCGCAAACATCGCAAACCGTCACTTCGATCTTCATTTTCGAGCTCCACGTATCGTCAATCATCACTACTTGACAGTGTGAGTGAACGACCCCTACGCTCACACTCATGCCAAACGTCAAGGTCCCCAACGTGGACGAGGTGGTCCGCTGGATCAAGGACGGCAAAAAGCTTACGTGGATCGTAGACGAGATCCAGCGTAAGTACGGCGTCAAGGTCGGCTACAGCACCGTGGTCGACATACGTAGGAGAAACGACATCCCGGCGCTCATCGGCCGCCACGACGACCTCATTCCGTGGCCGCTCAGAAAGGAACATCGGCACAAGATGCCGCCCAAGATGCTCCGCGCCCTAGGTCGCCGCCGAAACGGTGAGCCCCTCGGGCCCACCGTGGAGCGGGAGCTGGACCGTTGGCTGGTCGCCCGCGCCGAGACCTCACCGGAGGCCCCGTACGGCACGGTCGTGCACTATAACCCGTTGACCAAAGAGGGCTGGTTTTACGTGGCGCGCAGGCCGGGGATTGACAACGACCTGATACGGGTTCCCGATGAAGACGCATCGGTCAGGACGCGGACTCGGCGGGATCATTGATCAAAGTACTAGCATCGACCGGAATTTGCGAGTAATACTCGGTCGATGCGAGTGATCATCTTTGTTCCAGACTCACGGGGGTCGGCCCGGACGCGACGGGTCATCCAGCGCGAGGTCGTTGCCCAGGGGCACGTGGTGGTGGGCGCCACCAGCGCCCCCGCCGAAGCGATGGCCGCGTGGCGGTCGCAGGTGGCGGACAGCATTGCCGGCCGACCGGACCACTTGATCCAGCTCGCTGATGACTGGGCGCTGCCGATCACATCGCGATCGCGCCCGGATGCGTGCGCCGACACTGAGAAGTCGACGGCGCACGGGCGAAGCCGCGCCAAACCCAGCAGGGCGCGGCGGTACCGGCGCCTACCCGGGGGCTCAGCGCTACGAACCCGCTGACGCTCATACTTTCGGCCAGTTAGGACCATCTGAAAAGATTATTATAGATAGTCTTTTCAGTTGGCACTCATGTTCGAAACGGTACGTACGGCCGGTATCCATATCCGTTACTCACAGTACAAGATGGACCTCCGCTAGGCGCGGGGGTCTAGATTGATGACACTGCTCTATACCCTTGCGGAGCCCACTCACACTAGCGGGCTATGGGGAGGGCACATGAGTCGTACAGACAAGTTCGAGGCGACCGTTGGGTGCATCAAGGTCCATGTGGACTACGGAACGCCCCTGTTCCACCTAGACATCCCGGATTCGGTCTCGTCCTGGGACCTAGTTGGAGCACTGCGCCTAATTAGTGACCTGGGGTTTCGCATCGTTGATCTACGCGAGTACGCGCCCACATGGACCGTCAAGGATGGGCTGCGCATCGAGCTACAAAGGAGTGATCCTGCATGCCACTGATCAAACCTAGCCAGGCGGTAAAGCGTCAATCCCGACATCGTAGTGGTGCCCAGGACGGGTCCAAAGGGGTTCCGCGCGACCGCTACGACCGTCCGCTCATCCACGTCCCAGACAGGTGTCCAGCCTGCCTAGACGGCGGCGCGGCGAGCGACCACCGGTTGGTGCCCTACACCAGGACCACGACGTATGTCGACTGCATTGAGGACCAGAGCACCCTTGCCAGGTGGGGCCAGCGCACGGTGCTCCTCGGGGCGACTAGGGCGGCCCCCATGGTGTCCGCAGCCCGTGAGCTGGATCCAACTTCCGATAGGCGGGCACTCGACGGAATCGCCGAAAAGCTGGCTGCCATCGGCGGTGCACACGAGGGTCGGGAAAGGGGTACGCGCCTCCACGGGCTGAGCGAGTTTGTTGACCGGGGGGAGGTCATGCCGGCGGCCACCGAGCAAGACGTGGCAGACATGGCGGCGTACGGCATAGCCACTCTCGACCTGGACGTGGTCCACATTGAGACGCTCGTGGTCTGCGACGAGTTAGAGGTTGGAGGCACGCCGGACCGTATCGTGCAATACGACGGGCCGGGGCCAGGTGCGGGCCTGGCTGCCATGCCTGCCCGGATGCGCGCCAGTCGGGGTCTGGAGTATGCCCCCGACTGGATCAGTGGACACCTCATCGCAGACCTCAAGACCGGGAACGTCTCGTACGGCGCGCTCAAGATGGCGATGCAGCTCGCCGTCTACAGCCGCTCCTGCCTCTACGACCACGAAACGCTGATCCGTCGGCCGTTGCCGCCGGTTAACCAGGACTGGGGCGTCATCATCCACCTGCCAGGTGCTGCGACCGCAACGCTCTACTGGATCAACCTGCGGGTCGGGTGGCAAGGCGCTCAACTGGCAAAACAAGTCCGTGAGCTGCGCAGCGTAGGGGCGAAAGCACTGGTCCCGTTCTCCTCGCCTGTCACCTGAAACCGTTAGTGTGAGCACGTCAGGCGAACCGAGCGAGAGGACAGCGGGTGAGTGATCAGGATCGCGGCAGCGATGGGCCGCTCAGCGTGACCATCAAGTACGGGAAGGGCTACGAGGACTCCTGGATCAGCGTGCGGGGGTCGGCCGCGGTAGTGCGTGAGGAGCTGATCCGCGCCTTCGACCTGGATCGCGACGAGAGCCTGTCGCTCGCCGCACTGGTGCTCAACGCCACGCAGCAGGCGCATGCGTTGCATGCTCTTGGGCGGGGCGCCGGGGCTCAGGCCATCTCCGGGGAGCGTGTCGGGCGGAGCCGTAGCAATCCGAGCGCCTGGCAGGGCGCGCAGACTGTGAGGCCGGCCGCCAACCCCTCCAGGCCCCCCCAGGAGGACGGGGAGGCGTCGCTGAGGGGTGCCGCGCTTAGCGAGATTGAAGGGGCGGAGTCGGTTGAGGCGCTAAAGCTCTGGTGGGCCAAAAACCAGTCGGCATTCGCCGACCCCCAAGTCAAGTCCGCTTACAAGGCCCGAGGTAAGGCACTCCAGGCGGCCTCGGCCAAGTGAGCCGACAACTGGCCATCAAACCGTTAGTGAGAGTTGGGAGAATCTTGCATGGCTTTTGTTAAGCCCTCGGCCAACGTGAGCAGCGAGTTCCTAAAGGGCGCCGAGCATCTCAATGATGTGGCGATCCTGTTCGAGCCACGATCAATTCGGAAGGGCGTTCCTCATAGGCACAACGGCGTGGAACGGATTCGTGACGAGCTAAAGGCAACAGTCACGTTCTTTCGCACCATGGCCGACCTCCAGGACGGAAAGCCGTCGAAGGTCGCCAAGGACATGACCATCACGTACGCCATGGTGGTCGGGACCTTGGAGCCCGAACTCCCAGGCACGCCGAGCGGCGGCGAAGACGGGAATCAGGTCGCCGGCGTGTTGCGGAAGATTCCCACGTCAAGCGGGTCGGGGTATGTCATCCGCGACCTTGACGACGACGTTTGGGACCTGGTGGTGAGTTACTTTTTGCGACGGGAGGCCGCTGTCGCTGAGGCGGTCGCTGAGGCTCCCGATTTCGACTGATGTGACGGCCAGATGGGGCGCCTGCCTGCTGGTGGGCGCCCTCGCCTTCTGAGGAGGGAGGCCATGCTAAACGCGCGCCGCGCACTAACCCTTAATCACGACGCGGGAAAGGAACTACCTCGCATTCCTGCACTAGACGATCTCTACGGCATCGGGTGCAGGTTTCGACAGGGCCAGGTCATCATGATTGCAGGTCGCAGCGGAACGCTCAAGTCGATGTTCGCCACATGGCTAGCGGCGAAGTGGGCAGTTCCCGCCCTGTATTTCTCTGCGGACATGTCTGCCTACACCGCTAGCTCTCGGGTGGCGGCCTTGGTGACCGGCGACCTCCAGGAGGAGATCGAGGAGGGCATGGCCCGGGGTGGCGGCAACCGACAGCGCTACCTGGATGCCCTGGCTTCGCTGCCCTTGACGTTCGCTTTCGGTACTCCGATCACCTGGCGCCATATCGATGAGGAGATCGAGGCACACGTCGAGCTACATGACAGCTATCCATCAATCGTAGTCTTCGACAATTTGATGGACTTTGAGGCCGCCGAATCAGACTACACCGAGCAGATGGCCGTCATGGCCGGAGTGACCGCGTTCAGCCGGGAAACCGGCTGCACGAGCATTGTGCTACATCACGCATCAGACAAAAGCTGGGACGCCAAAACAGCCCCGTACGATCCACCGAGTCGCCAGGAGGTGAAGGGCGGGTTGAGCGAGAAGCCGGAGTTGTCTCTGACGGTGGCGTTGGACCCATCGACAATGGAATACAAGGTGGCCGTGGTCAAGCAGAGAATGGGGCCGAGCGACCCCACCGCCCGGCGCTTCGCTCGACTCACAGCCGAGCCCGAGCGAACGCGATTCCACCCATACCGCTGGAGGGGCTGATGGGCGACAGCGAGCAGCATCGGGGCAAGCCATGCAAAGACTGCGGTGGCAAAAAGGGGCCGGCGTACGCACTCCAGCTCCGCTGCTTCCGGTGCACCCAGCGGCGCAAGCAAGCCGCCAGGAAATCCGCTCACGCCCGACGAATACAGGCGGCCTACGGCATCAGCGGCGAGGAGTACGACGCGATACACGAGGCTCAGGGCGGACGCTGTGCGATCTGCCCGCGAGCCAGGGGACTAAGTCGACGTCTGGCCGTCGACCATGACCACGAGCTGGAGGGGCGGGAGGGTAGCCGGGCTTCGG